TAAGTTCTTTAGAACTCATCTTAGACACTTCAGAACCTTTCTCAACACGCATAATAGCTTCTGCTAAATCAATATCTATTTGTCTAGCCATTAATATCGCGTCTGCTTCCATTTCTAATATTTCTATTTCAGTAGCAGCTTCTACTTCTGGCTTATACTCTTCATAAATAGTATCTTTATGCGGGTGGTATAAAGATAAAAATTTTTGTAAAGTTGTTTTTTCTTTTTCTACAAATAAACTACCATTTCTAAAAATAATATGCTCTAATCTTTGATCTCCTTGCATTTCATCAACAAAAGGAGTTCTTTGATTTTGACAATATTTCAACTCTCTTTCATAGCCTTTATCTTTATCAAACCAAAAAATACCAGAGCTTTTTAACATGTAAGATATAGGTTTTCTTTTGCTTTTTAAATTATAAACTCTATCTTTTACTTCCCATTTAGGTTCAACTTTTTTAGGTTTTGGTGTTTCAACAACTGGTGTTTCAACAACAGGTACCTCTACCTTTTGTTTTTTTTTTTGCCATAATATAATATATAATAAAATTAATAAAATAAAAGGCCGAGGCCGAAGCCCCGGTCTTTTAAAAAATAGCTTACTTCAATAACATAAAGTTATTAGCAGCTTGAGTAATTAAACATCTTTCAGTTAAGAAGTTTAAGTGCATTGCATCTAGTGCAGATGTAGCAGCACCAACAGAACCAGTAACCCAAGTTTTCATTCTTCGGTCATCAGTTTGTGAAGCTCTATATCTAACATGTAAGAAAGGTCTCTTCATGCTTTGTCCAACAGTTTGGTCATAAACTGAAGAAGTACCAGCAGGAATCATAACTCCTCTAATTGCATTAGTAGCATTAGCATCATTAATACCACCTCTAGTAGCTTTGTCGTTTAAGTATCTGAAGTCAGACTTGTAGAAGTCATAAGAACCTCTTCTGAAACCAGAGAAACCTAAATTTAATGCCATATCTTCAGAGTTGTTAAATACTCCGTAAGAAGTACCACCAGCTCCGTAAGAGTTCATTGAAGCTAACATATCGTCAATAGCTAAGCTAACTGATCTGTTAACAAACATCATATACTCTTCAATAGCACCTTGCTTATCAAACTCAGCAAGTATCGCATCAAATTCAGCTAAATCAGTAGAAGGGTTAGTTCCAGTTACACCTGTAGTTATATTACCTCTATCTTCAACAGCTGCAAACAAACCTTCAGTACCTACAACATCACCGTTACTTCCAATAAACGCATCAGCACCAGTAGCAGCACCAGATCCACCACCACCGACATTGTGAGCAGAATCAGAACCAACTTCACTTTCTAACATTGACATTTCAATGTAATCAGTAAATCTAGCTCTTGTGTCAGCTTCAGCTTTTAAATACCATAAGTAACCTGATTGTCCAGATTCAGTAGAAACTTCAACCCAACCAATTCTTGAAGAATCAGATCCTGATACTTCATAAAAATCTTTCATTATAATTGGTTTGTTAGTAAAAGTTTGAAACTTAGGCTCGTTAGCTGAATGTCTTTCTTCAGTTGTAGAAGCAGCTGAGTTAGTATAATAACCAGTACCTTTGCCATATTCAGAACCATAAACTAATAAAGTAGTAGCTTTTGAAGTTGCTAATGTACCTATTGTACTACCATCGTAAGTAGAAACCGTAATAGCAGCACCTGAAATAGAAGTAACAATAGCTTTGAAAATACCATTAGTATTTGATATTATAACAGTATCGTTAAGTCTAACAGCATGAGTAGTTGTTATTGCGTTATCATCAATATCAGATTCAACTGTAAATACAGCTGCACCTGACATATTACCTTTATAAGATATATGTAATCTTGATTGTTCAGACCATACCACCTGATCAGATGTCATAGGCTCTTCTGCACCAACTTGTGATAGGAAACCAGAAATTGTTCTTGGTCCGAAAACCTCAGCTTCTTTTTCCATCAAGTCTGGCAGGTATTGTTGTCCCCACGAGTTCGCGGTTCCTGTAAAATCTAGGTAATTTGTAGCGAAAGTCTGCTGTTGAGTAGCAGGTACGCTGTTTAAATTACCACCTCCTGTAATTGCCATAATTTTGTAATTTTAAATTGTTATTTGTTGTTTTTAATTTTAAATTTAAAATCAGAAGAAGTATCACCTAAAACTTTTATTTTCATACCACCAGCTTCAATTTCACCATGAGTTTGTCTTGGATTCATATCTACGTTTTTAGATTTAGCTATACTTTCTTTTAAAGCATCTGCTTTACCTTGGTCATAAAAATGTTTTGCGATAGCATCAGCGTTCATTGCTGTAAATAAAGATTTATGATAACCTTTTGCATCAGCCATTTCATTTTTTTCATTCAAGAACTTCTTGACAAAATTATTGATATCGCTTTGAGTTTCCTTTACTTCATTTGTGTTTTTTACGTTAAACCTATATTTTTTGTCGCCAACACTATATTCAAAACCTTTGAACTTGTCGTTAAAAACAGAATCTGTTTTTCTTAAAAAATTAGATTTTTGCGCTTCTGCTACTTTTTTAGTCTCTTCTGACTCTTTGTTATATCTATTAAAAAAATCCCAAGCTTTTTGTTGTTCAGGCGTAAGCTTTGAACCAGCTTTAATTTCTTCATAGTATTTAGACTTTTGCCCGTCTAAGTGGCTTTTAGCGTTGGCAACTTGCTCTTTTAACGCTAATTTCTTTCTTCTTATATCTTTATCATCATCTTCTTCTTCATCATAAGAAAATTGATCTTCCATAAGAAAACTTATTTCATCATCGTTTAAATGAGATTTAGTTTGTTTATAATATTCTCTTAATAGAGACATATCATCTAGTTTACTATAATCTTGATTTAAACGAACGTAATCATTTATATCACCACCAGTTTCTTCCATAAAATTTACAAGCTTTTGTATATTTTCAGGAAGAGGTTTACCTGTTTCTTTTGCTTCAGTAATAGCTTCTTCAACTTGCTCTTCTACTTCAGTAACTTTTTCTTCAGTTGAATCTTCAGTTATTTCTTCTAATACTACTTCTTCTTTTTTCTCTTCACTTTGTTCGGCAGACTCTTCAAGCTTTTCTTTGTTTTCTTCACGAACTTCTTTGCTAGCTTCGGATTCGTCGCGAACAGGTACCTCATCTGTGCTTTGCTTCTCAGTGGCATCTTCTTCTTTTTTTGGTGGATTATTTAAGTCAACTTTTATAATGTCGTCTTCTTTATTCTTTTTTGGTTTAGATAAATCAACTTTAACAACCTCTTCTTTATTTGTGTTTTGTTTATTATCTTTTTGCGTAACCTCTTCGATTACGTCTTTATTTTTTTCTTCCATAATATAATATAATAATAATTAATAATTTTATCTAGGCTCAAATGAACCTAAACCAAATCCGCCTCCTAGTATATCATTACCTGCGGACTCGAAGTTTTTAGGTGCTTTACCTGTTTTTCTTTGTTCAATCATCTCACTTTGTTGAGTTGCTTGAATTTTAGTTCTTTCATCTTTACGATCTTCTTTTTCTTTCTCTCTACTTTTCATGCCTTGTATCTCCATACCTTTTAGTTGCATGTTTATTTGAAACTCCATTTGCATTAGTTCTTTTTTGTATTGAACTTCTTGTTGCATTTTTTGTGCTTCTAACTCAGCTTTAGCTTGTTCTAGTTTAACTTTACTTTGTGTTAAAACTTGCTCTTTTTGCATTTCAGCTTGAGCAGCAGCTTGTGCAGACTGAGCGTTAGCTTGTGACTGCATTTGTATATTTTGCCTTTGTATCGATTGATCTCTTTCTTGTTTCTTTTTTCTACGTATTTTTAACATTTCATTTGCTAACTTAACGTTTTTAATTTCTCTAAGATCAATAGCATCTTCAAGTTCTATATTACCTCTTTGTAATGCCATTTGTATATTATTTTCAAGCATCATTTTTTCTTCTTCATCAGGCATTAATTCTATAAATATACCAAAGTCATAAAGATGTAATTTTTTCATTTCATCTAATGTGGCTACGTTATGCGAGCCTATAGCTTGTATAAATGCTTCTTTAGTTGGTGAGTATTCTATAATGTCAGATATTCTAAGCGATAAACACTCAGCAACCTCAGCTGTTAAAAACAAACCAGCTTGTAATATATGTCTTGTAGCTGTATTACTATTTGCGGCTGCTAATTTTTGTACGCCCACTAAAGCGTTTTTATCTGGCATACTACCATCTCTAGCTTCATTCAATCCGGTCACATCTCTTATCATTTGTAAATAATAATTATACGTACCTATTAAACTTTGCATTTTAGCGCCACCATTGTTAGTATTTATTTCTTGTATTGGCACTTTACCAGGGTTCATGTCACCGTCTTGTGTAAATGATCTACCAATAACACTACCTGTTTGGAAGAACATATTTAAGGCTTCTTGCGGATTATAGTTTGTTCCATTACCTAAATCTATTTCAGCTAAACCATCTGCATCTAAATAAACACCATCAGGTATTAATCTAGACATTACTTGTTGTAGTTTTAAATGTGTAAGCTGTATCATATCAGCAAAGCCAGTAATACGTTTAACTAAACTTTCTATTTTGCCATCATACATACGAGGCGCTACAATAGAATAATTCATTTTAACTTTAGTAAAATTGCTTTTAGGACGCATCATATTTTTAGACATCTCCCATCTTAATAATTTATCTGTACCTAATATTATTGCTCCTTCGTATAAAGTTTCTATTGATCTTAATAATTTAGAATAATCACCTTCTTTGTTTTCAGGTGGATTAAAACTATCATCTTTAGGTATTATTTTATCAGCGCCTGTACCGTTTTCTTTAAGCTTATAAACTTCGTTCATATAAGTTTTATAATTAAAATATAAAACTTGAACTTTATTGTTGTCTTCTTTGTCAGAGTTGTATCTACTTCTTGTGTTATTTTGATAATAAGATCTATTATTCATTATTTCTTCTAACTCGCTTTCGGTTAAATGAGGAAACTCTTTTGCAAGTTCGTTTACAGGTATTGATTTAACTTCACCAACGTAATATATATCATCAAAATAAGGGGAGTCCGTGTAAGAATATACAAGATTAGCTGGATCAACATAATCTATAGTTACACCTTCAG